GCAATCTATTTTGAAAAAGATACAGATGAAATGAAGGCATTAGAAAACACCAAACAGATTGGAGCCGAATCCCGTGACTTTAGTAACGCATGGAAAATGCTTAATTATGCTAACAACAAGGTTAAGCCTACTCTTCTTGTTCTCATTAGTCAGTCTCGTAATAATATTAACGCTATGTATACTAGCCAGCAGCCTTCTGGTGGCCAGGCTACTAAGTTTTATTCTTCTTGCATTGTTAAACTATTTAGTTCCGAATCAGACAATCAAGCGATTAAAGGAAAGATTAAAGTAGGAGATAAATTAATTGAAGAAAAAATTGGTAGAACTATTAAGTGGGAACTCCAGTTCTCCAAAACCTCTCCAGGGTTCCAATCTGGTGAGTATGATTTTTATTTTAGAGGTGACGATATTGGTCTTGATACCATTGGTGATCTGGTTACTACCGCAGAACTAAACGGTATTGTAGAACGCACTGGTGCTTGGTACATACTTCCTGACGGATCAAAGGTTCAAGGCAAGGAAGCATTTGTTAATCGTGTAAGAGAGGATCTTGATTTGCAAGAATCTATCAAGGCCAAACTGAATGGCTAATTTTACTGTATACGAAGGACAGTGGGTCTGCCATACATGCAAAGCCATAGTTCCAACGCTAAGATGTTATGCAGAGGAAAAAATGTTAAGTTGGATGTGTAAAGATAAGCATCTCACAAAGGTTTATTTAGGAAAAAGAAAGAAGAGCGACTTTGACGGAGAAGAGTGAGTCTAAGAGAATAGGTGCCAAGCAGCATAAAAACTCTGGACGTAACACACAAAAGGGAGATGCTTCCTGGAAAAACTTTGTTGTAGATTTTAAAGAGGTTGGTAAGTCATTTACTTTAAACAAAGAGGTTTGGGCTAAGGCTACAACAGATGCCATGAAGAATGGTAAAGACCCAGCAATAGTAGTTGTAATTGGCGAGGGTAATTCTAAGGTTAGACTTGCCATAATTGAGATGAGTATTTTAGAACAACTTTCAGAGGATGGTGTATAATAGTATTATGAACACAGGATACGAACCAAAAATAAAAGTAGTACCAAGAATTATTAAAAATTTCTTTACTAAAGAAGAAGTAGAAGTTTTGCTTGCAATAGTAAAGTATCAAAAGAACGCTAAAGACTTAGATGAGTTTTTTGCTCCACTTGTTCTTCCAAAAATTGCAAGAATGCAGATAGAGGTAATGTACCCAGAGCATATACGCAGAAAACTTGAAGCCTTTGCTACAGAGATGGTTGGCGAAGAGGTGCGAATGTTTCATAACAGTTATTTAGATTACAGTCTAGAACATAATCCAGATGTAAATCCAAAACTACCCGTTCATTATGATTCAGACAACTATTTTACTAAACTTACAATGGACTATCAGTTAGATGCTAATATTGATTGGCCGATAGTAATTGAAGGTGAGAGTTTTAATCTTGAGTACGGAGATCTACTTGTCTTCTGGGGTGCTGGCCAAGTTCACTGGAGAGAGCCAGTAAAGTTTAAAGATGGGGATAGAACCGAAGTTTTAACTATGCACTTTTCAGCACCAAAAGATTTTAATGAGTTAAACCATATTGCTAGATCCCCAGAAGAAAGAGAAAAAAGACTTAAGGTCTGGAGATTAGATCCATTATTTTTAAAGTATAATGAAGATTTTTTTGCAAAAGAAGCACTACTAAACCAATAAACCTAAAATAAGGAAAATAAATGACAAACGAAAGCACGACAATTGATATGGTAAATGGTCTTGCAGAAATTGCAGACTACATGCAAGACGAAGAACTTACTACAGCACTTACCTTTATTGCTAAGATTATTGTTAAACCAGATATTCCTTTGAATGTGGCACACATAGAAATCGTAAGACTTCAGGCTATTGCAGCAAAGATGGCTTTTAAAGCAACTTGGATGGCAAATGTTGATAAATCAGATAGAGGCAAAAAGAATCTTTATTATACGGCAGCAGAGTCGTTAAATAATTTAGTGTCTGCACTAAAGTACATAACACGCTAATCTGCTATACTTATACTAATAGAAACGAGAAATAATGACAAAGAATTTACTACATACGGTTATGATCAAGCCAGAAGAAAAGCCAATTCATTCAATGGACATAGCAGCACTTGAGGCAAAGATTAAAGAAGGCTATACGATTACTCGTGTAGACAAGCATACAACAAAAAAGACTTTTGCTCCATCAACTATTGCTTACGGGCATGGTGAGTGTGCTCGATACTGGTACCTTGCTTTTGATGGGCAGATGTTCGAAGATAATGCAGATGCTTATAGCGCAGCCAATATGACTGCAGGAACTCTATCACATGCAAGAATTCAAAACGCAATGCTAAACGCTGGAATAGCAAAAGTTTATCGTGATGAAAATAACGAAGCCACCACAGAGTTCAAGATTACAAATCAGGATCCTCCTATCTTTGGATATGGAGATGTCATGTTTGATTGGCAAGGCCAAGAACTCATTGGTGAAATTAAAACAATGATGAACGAAGGGTTTGAATATAGAAAGGCATCAGGCAAGGCCAAGACTGGTCACTTAATGCAGTTGCTTATCTATATGAAGATCTTAAAGAGACCAGTTGGTGTAATGATTTATGAAAATAAAAATAATCATGAACTCCTTTTGATCCCTGTAGATGTAAACGATCATTACCGTCGGTGGGTAGACCAGGCATTTGATTGGATGAGACTAGTTAGAAAGACATGGGAAGATAGAACCCTGCCAAACAAAAACTATAGATCAAACTCCAAGATATGCAAGTCATGCCCAATTAAAAAAGCATGTGAGTCTGCAGGTCCAGGCGTGTTAAAAATAGCACCCTTGGAGATTCTCGGTGAACAATTGTAAATGCTGCGACAACAACTTTGAGCCAACAGTATCCTATCAGATATACTGTTCTCCAAACTGTAGAGACATCGCAACAAAAGAAAAGATTGCAGCAAGGTATCTTCAATCTAAAAGACAAAAAAGAAAAGGTAAGACAAGACTTTGTAAGTCCTGTTCTACACCACTTTCTATATACAATGATGATCCAGTTTGCTCATCTTGCAGTGTAAACCCTGATGCAGTCCTTAAAGCAATAAAAGAAATAAAAGGAAAAATAAATGGTAAAAAATAAGTGGGGGCTAGAAATAAAGCCACATAAAATTTGTGCTATTGACGCTAGTACTAACAGCCTTGCGTTTTCTTTGTTTGCTGGAGAAAACCTTGAGTCGGTTGGTAAGATTAGTTTTGAAGGAAACAATACCTACGAAAAGGTAATGGATGCAGGTAAAAAAGTAAAAGGATTTTTTGATATATACGGTGGATTTGAAGCAATAATTATTGAGCACACTGTGTTTATGAATAGTCCAAAGACTGCTGCAGACCTTGCTTTAGTTCAGGGAGCAATCTTAGGTGCTGCTGGTCAGACTGGAACAAAAGTAATAGGAACTGTTTCACCAATTACTTGGCAAAACTACATAGGAAACAAAAAAATATCAAAGGATGAGCAATTGTTTATTCGCTCACAACATCCTGGTAAATCAGTTTCTTGGTATAAGACCTATGAAAGAAACCTTCGTAAAGAAAGAACTATAAGGTTTATTAATACAATCTATGATAGAACTATTATTGATAACGACGTTGCCGATGCCTGTGGCATTGGGCACTGGGCTATAAAAAATTGGGGTAAAGCAATTGGACTTGACAAATAACATCATGGCTGCTAAACTATATACATCAGAAGTCTTTATGCGTAAGAGATATCTTATGGATAGAAAGACTCCAGAAGAGATTGCAAAGGAGTGCGGAGTGAGCCTAGAGACCATTTACGTATACCTTGCTAAATTTGGATTAAGGAAATCAAAACGATGAGCAAAGTTGAAAAAGCGTTGGTAGCACTTGCTGTAGCAGGCACTGTTGGTTTTGCCTTTGCATTTGCTGCACTAAAAGGAATTCCAGAAGCATTTGATTGGGAAGAAGAAGATGATGAGTAATAAGTTAAACATAACAGTCGACCAAGTCAATAACCCATTGCACTACACATCAGACCCATCTGGCATTGAGTGCATTGAGATAACTCGTCATCGTAATTTTAACATTGGTAATGCCTTTAAGTATCTGTGGAGAGCAGGACTTAAAGATGAAGCAAAGACTATACAGGATTTAGAGAAGGCAATCTTTTATATCAAGGATGAAATAAATAGACTAGAGGGAAAATATGTCAACTGAAGATGATCTAGTTAAGCACCTTGATCAAGTAAATCAAGTAGTAGAAGAATACTTAAAGGGCAATGACCCAACGGTAATCTCCAAGCAACTCTCAATACCAAGACAAAGAGTAGTAACCCTTATTAATGAGTGGAAAGTTATGGCATCTGCTAATGATGCTATCCGTGCTCGTGCCAAAGAAGCACTTGCTGCTGCTGATACACACTACAGTAAGTTAGTGTCTCGCACATACGAGGTTATTGATGAAGCATCAATGACAAATAATCTTAGCGCAAAGACTGCTGCTATTAAACTTGTAATGGACATTGAGTCTAAGCGTATTGACATGCTACAAAAGGCTGGTCTACTTGAGAATAAAGAATTAGCAGAAGAGATGATGGAGATTGAAAGAAGGCAAGAAGTCCTTGTCCTTATTTTAAAAGACATTGCATCAGAATACCCACAAATTCGTGATGAGATTATGCGTAGACTATCTTCATTTGCAAAAGACAACGAGGTGATTACAGTTGTCCACGATGTTCAATGAGTTTCTTGAAGTACTTAAGGACAACCATTTTCAAGAAACACCAGTAGACGCAAAGACATTTGTTGAGGGTGAAGCCTACCTTGGTCAGCCTGGACTGTCTGATATTCAGTACGATATTGTAGAGGCAATGAGCCAGATCTATCGTAAAGAAGATCTAATTGACATAATGGGAGAAGAAGAAGGAACAAGATACTTTGAAAAATATACAAAGAATGAAATTATCCTGCAACTTGGCAAGGGATCTGGAAAAGACTTCGTATCAACAGTAGCATGTGCATATATTGTATACAAACTACTATGTTTGAAAGACCCAGCAAAGTATTTTGGTAAGCCAGCAGGAGATGCTATTGATTTAATTAACGTTGCTATTAACGCACAACAGGCAAAGAACGTTTTCTTTAAGGGTTTTAAATCAAAGATTGAAAGATCCCCATGGTTTGCTGGAAAATTTTATGCTAAAGCAGACTCAGTTGAGTTTGATAAATCAATTACGGTTTACTCTGGTCACTCAGAACGTGAATCACATGAGGGTTTAAACCTTCTTCTTGCAGTGCTTGATGAGATCTCTGGTTTTGCATCTGAAGTTGGAACAGGTAATGAACAAGGAAAGACTGCTGAGAATATCTACAAGGCTTTCCGTGGATCAGTTGACTCTCGCTTCCCAGACCTTGGCAAAGTTGTTTTGCTTTCATTCCCAAGATACCCAGGAGACTATATCTCAGAAAAGTATGATGCAGTTGTTGCTGAGAAAGAAGTAGTTGAAAGAACCCACGAGTTTATTATTAATCCATTACTACCTGACACAGACCCAAACAATAAGTTTGAAATTTCCTGGGATGAAGATCACATCATCTCATACAAATACCCTGGAGTCTTTGCACTAAAAAGACCTACATGGGAAGTAAACCCAACAAGACAGATTGATGATTTTAAGATTGCTTTTATGACTGACCTTGGAGATGCAATGATGCGCTTTACATGCGTACCAACCTTTGCTTCTGATGCATTCTTTAAGCAACAGGAAAAGGTCAGAGCCTGTATGACACTTAGAAACCCTGTGGATAACTTTAGAAGGTTTGATGAATCATTTAAACCAGATCCAACTAAGAAATATTATGTTCACGCTGACCTTGCCCAAAAGCACGATAAATGTGCTGTTGCAATTGCACATGTAGAAAAATGGGTAAACATACAAGTCATTAATAATTACGAACAAGTAGCACCAATTGTAATAGTAGATGCAGTAGCATGGTGGGAACCAAAGGTAGAAGGCCCAGTTAATCTTTCAGAAGTTAAACAATGGATTCAGAACCTTAGAAGAATAGGGTTTGATATTGGCATGGTTTCTTTTGACCGTTGGCAGTCATTTGATATTCAGAATGAGTTAAAGCAGGTTGGAATGAAAACTGATACTGTTTCTGTTGCTAAAAAACATTATGAAGATATGGCTATGCTTGTGTATGAGGAAAGACTTGCTATGCCAGCAATTGATTTATTATTTGATGAACTAACACAGTTAAAGATTATGAAAAATGACAGAGTTGACCACCCCCGCAAAAAGTCAAAGGACTTGGCTGATGCTGTGTGTGGAGCAATATTTGGGGCAATATCACATACCCCCAAAAATATAGACACTGAAGTAGAGGTTCACACCTTTAAAGACAGACCAAAGACTCCAGAAGAGCAATTTGACCTGGATAGTCGCAATGTGATACAATATAAACCTAGCCAAATAAAAGACATCGAAGATTATTTGGATGGACTAAAAACACTATAAAAGAAAAGGAACAAATTAAATGAACTCATTTAAGAAAATCGCACTAGCCATGGTTGCAGCCATGACTTTGGGCACAATCGTAGCATCACCTGCAAGTGCTGCTGTAATGACAGTCGCTGTATCGCTTGACACTGTAGCAAACACTACAAACTCAGCAATCGCAACGCCTGCATCACTACCAGTCCCTGCAGATAATACAGTTGACGCTGCTGACGCACTAAAGTTTATTGCAACAGTTGATGTTGGAACAAGCGTTTCAGTCGTAGCAACAAACGCAACAATCGTGTCTGCACTACACACAACTGCTGCACCAGTAGGAGCAACATCAGGATCATCATCTTTGACAATTGCCACTGGTACAGGAACAACAGCAACATTTTATGTCTACACAAAGACAACAGCAATTGGTACAGTTGTAATCACCAACGGTGGAACACAACTTACATACTACGTACAAGGAACTGCTGGTAAGATTAATACTCTTACAGTATCTGCTCCTTCTGCTGGTGCTGCTGGTACAAAGCAAGACATCTCAGTAACTGCAACAGATACATTTGGTAACAAGGTATCTGCTAAGTCAATCACTGCAACAGTGTTTGCTTCAACAGCAGTTATGGATACAGCAACAGCAACAACTGGTGCTACACTTTCAGATTTTGGAGTTGCAAAGTTTGTTGCAACACTTCCAGCAACTGGAACACGATCACTAATCACATTCTCACCTACAACATCATCAGATGCAACAACTGCAGATGTAGTTGGTCTTCCTGCTCGTGCACTAGCACCGTTTGCAGAAATTACAGTTCGTGATCTAACAACAGAACTTGCAGCACAGGTCGCAGCAAAGGATGCAGCACTTGCTGCAAAGGCTGCTTCGGATGCAGCACTAGTTAAGGCAACAGCAGAGCATACTGCTCTAATTGCTGCTGAGAAGGCTGCTTCTGCTAAGGCACTTGCCGATGCAAAGATTGCTTCAGACAAGGCACTTGCAGATGCAAAGGCTGCTTCTGACAAGGTTATCCTTGATAAGGATGCAACAATTGCTAAGTTGACTTCAGATAATGCTGCTGCACTTAAGGCAATTAAGACATCATTCAATGCACTAGCCACAAAGTGGAATGCAAAGAATCCAAAGGCTAAGGTTACTTTACTTAAGTAATTAATCCAACATTTAAGGGGTTACCAATTACGGTAGCCCCTTTTTTGTGCAATAAAAATGGTATAATCATCCTATCAGACATAAGTCTGCAAGGGGGAAAGGTAATCAAAAAACTAATACGAACAGCAGCAGCCACATTATTAGCATTTGGCTGGCTTTTTATTTCCCCAGAAAGTGCCCACTCTGATGATCCCCTCACAGTTGCAGCCCAAGAAATCCAAGATCTTAACGATAGCATTGACGACCTTGGCTACAAGGATGAATTCATATCCCTAATTGAAGAGGCAGAAGATAAGTATGCCCTTGCAGTATCTGCAAAAGAAACCCAAACTCAAACCTCAGACCTATATGACGATGCCCTTGACGCAAAAGCCACGGCACTTGAACAAAAAGACTTAGCCCAATCAGCAGTAGATGGACAAACAGCAACAGTAGCCACTGCTTTAACTAATAAAAACAATGCCTATGATGCCCTTGGCGTAGCCAATATTAATCTACAAACAGCCCAGCAAGCCCTAAACAGTGCTGGTGGGGCAGGACTACAGTACGATGTCTATAGTCTAATTAGAGTTAATGGACAAGCAGCCACAGATCAACTCCTATGTAGTGGAACATTAAATGGAAATTATATGAATCGGCCAGTATGCGGAAATCGGTATGAAAACTTCATTGTTAAATTTACTGGACGGATAACAGTTCCTTCATGGTTCACACAGACATATTTTGCAGGATATACAGATGATGGTTTTAGAATGTACATTGATGGAGAACTTGCTATTAATAATTGGCGGGAGCAGGGAACAACTTGGAGTGCTTATTCTCCTGTATATGATGTAACAAGTGATAAGGTTTTTGATGTAGAGATTTGGTGGTACAACGGTGGAGGTCCAGGATCTTATCATCTTGGATGGGCAATTCCTGGAGGATGGACTGGAGCAGGTTGTGACTATGCTGGAGATCCACGAGTATGGGGACAAAACTTTAGTTGCAATTTAAATACATTCTCCTCTGGATCTGGAGCAACTCAGGAACAAACTAATGCATACAACAATGCACTTGCTGCAAAGAACGCAGCCCAAGATGTATACAATGATAAACTAAATGTTTATAACCAAGCAGTTTCAATATTAAACGGTTACAATCAAACCTTAACTAATAAAACAACTGAATATAACAATTCAGTTTTAAATGTTGCAACGGCATTGCAAAATAAAAATAATGCTATTGACGCATATGAGCAAGCAATTAATAATGTTAACAGTGCAATTGATAACGCATGGCGTTACTATGATGAACAATCACAAAGAGAACTTAATGCTGCTATTGCTCAAGCAGCAGCCAATGCTGCAGCCAATCAGCCTACACCAGAAGCCAGCCCAGATCCAGAACCAACAGTTGCACCTACTCCAGAGCCTTCTCCAGAACCAACTGCTGAGGAACCACCTACACCAGAGCCAAGCCCTGAACCTACAGCAGAAGAGCCTCCAACCCCAGAGCCTTCTCCAGAGCCTACGGTAGAGCCTACAGACCAGCCTACACCTGAGCCTACCCCAGAAGAACCACCAACACCTGAACCTACCGTAGATCCAATTGTTGACCATACACCAGAACCATCTCCAGAACCTGGACCAGACCCAAAGACAGAAGAGGACCCTTGGACTACACCAGATGTAGAAATTAAAGATGCAGTACTTGCAGCATTGGTTCCTAAAAAAGGAACTGGAACAGAAGAAGATCTATCTAATGTTATTGCAAACCTTACAAGCAAGGATAATAAATTAGTTAAACTTTCTGCAGAGCAAATCACAGCAGTTAGTCAAACTCTTAGAGCATTGACACAAGAAGCAAAGCAAGAGGTTGCAGGCAATCTTGGTATCAAGGCTTCAGAAGTTGCACAGATTGCTGAGCAGATGAAGTCTAACCCAGCACTTGCTTCAGCATTTGTTGAGTTTAATGACAGAGCAGATTCTGCAGGGGATACAGCAATGCCATTTACATTAGCAGATGCAGTAACAGAAGTACAAACAGAAGCATTCTTGGCAGACCCACTGGGAGCAGTATTTGAAGTGGATGTTACAGAACTCCTATCTAATTTCTCTGAATTAGGTATGGATATGACAGATGATCAGAGAGAGAAAGCGCAAGAAGTAATTGTCCCAGTGATCATCGTATCACAAATTGCAGGGGCAATGATAAGGAGGAACAAATGAAAATAATCAATAAGGCCATAAACCTGGTAGGCAAAATGCTAAAGGGATTAACTAAATGGTTTAAAGACGCAGGTATGGAATTAATTGCACAAGCATTCACCCTCCTGGGCTTCTTTATTGCATGGCTAACTTTGACGGGATCAGCAAGAGACATTGTTGGTATTGCTGTAATGGCAACAACAATTATTTGGCTAATCACAATCCCGCTAAGAAAGGATAAATAAATGAAAGATAAAACAATGTATTTACTTTCTATGCTAGTAGGTATAGCAATACTTGCAGCAATCATAGGAGACTATGTAGTTGCAGGCATAGAAACACAAACTACAGGAGAAGCCGTTGAGGTTTCTTCAGATGTTATGACCCTTGTTCAAACAGCACTTGGTGGTGTCATAGGTATCCTTGGTGGATATTTTGGATCAAAGGGAAATAAGGATAAGGAGGACTAAACATGGCAACTAAAAAAATAGTAGAACCCCCAAAGAATGATCACCCACAGAAAGCAATAACAAATATCTTTATGAGAATTCTTGCGGTATTTGCAGCATCAGGACTATCAGTCTTAGGAGCAGGAGCCGTAGTAGGAATTGAAACTGGGCAGGCAGTAATGCTTGCAGGACTCTTAGGTGTAGCCACAGTTATTGAAAGACTGGCAAGGGCTTTTTTGGACGATGGAAGGCTATCATTAACAGAGATAAATGATGCCTTTAGGTCAGTAGATAAGAAGGATAATTAATCATTATTGACCTTGTTTGACAGCCCTTTCTAGAGGTGATATACTTGTAATATAACCTCTCTGGAAAGGGCCTTTAACTGTGACCTGTATTGCCGTTGTAAAACATGAAGATAAAATTTATATGGCAGGTGATCGAGGTGCCTCAGATGATGGAACTATCTTATCATTAGATGCTCCAAAGGTTTGGAAGATAGGTCCATACCTTATTGGATATGCAGGATCTATGGACGGAGAAAGAATCCGTTATAACTTTAAGCCATCTGCCCCAATACTAAAAGATACTGACAAGCACATGCAAACAAAATTTATTAAAGAACTTCGTGAATTCTACAACGAGTTCTGGGTTGATACATCTAAAGATGGAGACCTTGGTTTAATTATTGCAATTCGTGGCAATATCTATGAACATAGTTCTGCTGATATGTCTTTATCTAAGTACACACTTCCATACCTTGCTATGGGGTCTGGAGCAGAGTATGCTTATGGGGTTTTATATGCAACAGACAAGCAAAAAAATGCAAGAAATAGAGTTCTGCAAGCAGTAAATGCAGCAATTAAATTTAACCCATCATGCATGGGACCAGTTGACATCGTTAGTCTATAGGAGTATACTTTTAATATGAACCACTTGCACGAAGATCTATCACCTGAAGAACAAGAATTTGGTATCTGGCTTGAAAACGGTATTGAAAGAGGATGGGTAACACCACCCTATTGCAATACGCATGACGGCGGGTACGAATATATGGATGAAGAAGAAGCAGAAGAATGGGACCAAGGTGGAGACCCATGTTGTCATGTCATAAGACTGATGATTTCTTAATAGAAACGGAATAACATGAAGAAGACACTACTAGCACTACTATCAGCAGTACTATTAATTACCGTAGCACAACCAGCACAAGCAGAAGATCAAAGAGTTCTAGCAATTATTGACTCTGCAATTAACTCAAACAATTTTCCATCAATCATTCAAGAAGCATGCTTTACAGCAAGCGATGAATTTGCTCTAAACGTTGGTGGCTCTGTTCTATGTCCAAACGGTAAAACATTTATGGAAGGCAAAGGAGCAGCAGGAAATTTGGTTTGGCCAGCATCTATTAATAACGCAGTTTATCATGGAGATACAATGGTTAAGTCTGCATTAACAGTTAACCCTAATCTTAAAATTGTATTTGTAAGAATTTCTAATCTAGATAAGACTGGTGGTATTAACGCATTTTCTAATCGTACAATTGAGTTAGCACTTGACTGGGTATCAAAGAATGCAACAAAGTATAGCATTGATGCTGTATCAGTTAGCCAGTCTTCAGTAAACCCACTGGTCCTTGATAGATGTTCAAATGACACTGTCACGATTAGTGCCATTGCATCTTTGACTTCTAATAATGTACCAGTCTTTGTTGCAACAGGAAACGATAAACGCAAAGATGTGGTGGGGTTTCCATCATGTGTTCCTGGAGCAATTGGTGTCGGTGCACTTGGTAATCCAGCACAACTTGAGGCAGCAACAAACACTGGTCCTGGACTTGACATGGTTGCTCTTACTGGTGTAAAAATTCCCAAATACAATAGACCTGTTTCGACAGCAGAGCCTGTGTATGGATCATCAGTTGCAGCAGCAATTGCATCAGCATCATACGTAAACCGCAACACCTTTAAAACTTTTGGAGAGTATCTAACATCTCTTCCAAAGATTTTAATTGGTACTATTTCATATACTCGCAACTAGTTATTAGTCCTAGGCATGACTAAAACTGCCTGCTTTGCCCTATAACTCAGTTGGTAGAGTGCCGAACTGT